CAAATACCAGTTTAGTGGTATAATTATAGTATGACATTAGAAGAAATACAAAGTATGTGGAAGGTTGATTCTGTAATTGACCAGATTGATTTGGATAAAGCATCCTTACAAACACCTTCTTTACATGCAAAATACCTAGAACTCCTAAACGAAAAGAGACTATCTCTTAAATCTTATGAGGTGAAGTATAATCAACTTCTAAAGAAGAAGTGGTTATGGTACACTGATAAGTTATCTAAAGAAGAGATAGATGAACTAGGATGGTCTTATGACCCATTCGAAGGTCATAGAGTAATCAAACAAGACTACAATTACTATTTCAATGCAGATAAAGATTTATCTGATATGAAACTAAAAGTAGAATATCTTACTGAGTGTGTTGACTGTTTAAAAGAGATACTAAATATAATTACATGGAGACATCAATCAATCAAGAATGCAATAGATTGGTTGAAGTTTACTAACCCAGCAGGTTAATATATTATGCCATCTTTTATTCCAGAACATTGTGTAACTCTATCCAGAGCAATCCCACCAAATATATGTGAAGAAATTATAGAAATAGGTATGAACCATTATACTGATTATGGTCAAATTGGTGGTGGTGCAGATGGATTCAGAGACGATAATACTCGTAAATCTGGTGTTGCATGGTTAGATAGAGATGCAAAACTACAAGATGGTCTTACTGTTTTTGACCATATTACTCCACATGTTAGAAAAGTTAACGAAGATTATTTTAAATTTGATTTATCTTATCACGAGTCATATCAATTTACATCATATAAACATGACCCAGATGCACCAGAATTTTATAGTTGGCATTGTGATGGACACTTCGAACCATATACAGAAGAGGAATGTAAAGATGACCCTAATAAAGATGAACGAGTGAATACTTATAGGAAACTTTCATACAGTGTAAATCTTACACATCCAGATAAATACGAAGGTGGTCACTTTGAATGGACAGACCCATTTCAACAAAACCCACAAACCATGACACCAGATAATATAACATACAGAGCTCAACAAAGTGCAAGAGAACAAGGAAGTATAATCATATTTCCATCTTTTGTATATCACCAAGTTACACCAGTAACAAGAGGAATGAGACAATCATTAGTAGGATGGATAGCAGGGCCGACATTCAGATAACCAAATTAGACAATACTCACTTAAGAATAGATGCAGAAGATTCTATTAAAAGAGAGTTGTCTGATTATTTTACTTTCCCAGTTCCAGGCGCAAAGTTCATGCCTTCTGTTAGAAACAAGTACTGGGATGGTAATATTCGTTTATATGCACAACATACTGGTAAGTTGTATGTAGGATTATATTATGCACTACAACAATTTGCAAAAGATAGAGAATATTCAATAGAAGGTCAACACTGGGAGACCGATGTTGAGATTGAAAACTTTACTGATAATCTTAATATGGGATTTGAACTCAGAGATTATCAAGTAGATGCAATATCTCGTGCAATTAAAAATCGTAGACAACTATTAGTATCACCAACTGCAAGTGGTAAATCTGCAATCATATACTGTATTGCAAGACACTTTTTAAAGATACATAAAAAGAAAGTTTTAATTATCGTACCAACAACATCATTAGTAGAACAAATGTCAAAAGACTTTGAAGAGTATGGATACCCATATCCTATTGATAAAATGTATGGTGGTGACAAAGTGGGTAATACAAAAATTGTAATATCTACATGGCAAACATTATCTAGAATGCCTAAATCTTTCTTTGATGATTTTGGTGCAGTGTTTGGTGATGAAGCACATTTATTCAAAGCAAAAGTACTTACTGGTATTTTAGAAAAATTAAAACATATAGGACATCGATGGGGATTAACTGGTACTCTGGATGATACACAAACACATAAACTTGTATTAGAAGGATTGTTCGGCCCTACACACTATGTAACTACAAGTGCAGACTTAATGGATGAGGGTGTTCTTGCAGAGTTAGATATACAATGTTTAGTTCTTAAATATCCACCAGAAGTATCTAAAGAAGTAGTACAGATGGATTATCCTAGAGAAATGGAGTTTCTTGCAGACAATGAAAGACGAACACAATTTATAAAGAACTTAACCTTGGATAAGAAAGGTAATACACTGATACTATTTCAGTATGTAGATAAACATGGTAGAAAGATATTTGATGCATTTCAAAAAGCAGGTATCAAATCATTCTTTATCTATGGTGGAACTGATACTAAAAACAGAGAACAGGTTAGAGAGTTAATGGAAAGAGAAAGTGGGTGTGTAATTATTGCATCATATGGTACTTTTTCTACAGGTATAAATATTAAAAACCTACACAATATTATATTTGCAAGTCCAAGTAAATCTAAGATTCGTGTATTACAGTCTATAGGTAGAGTATTAAGAACGAGTAAAGATAAATTTAGTGCAACTCTCTTTGATATTGCAGATGATTTGAGTTATAAGAATAGAGATAATTATACTTTGAGACACTTTAAAGAACGAATAAATACCTATAGTAAAGAAAGATTTAAGTATACGATACATGAGGTAAAATTTTGAGTCAATATAGATATATCAAATTAAGGAATGGTGAAGACATCGTTGCAATCACTCAAGTAAAAGAGGATACTGGAACTGTAGAAATGACACTTCCATGCAATATAGGTCTTACACCATCAATGTTAGGTAAGGGAACAGTTATAAAACTATCTCCTTTAGTACCTTTTACTAAGGATAATAAAATTGTTATCGCAGCCAATGAAGTTGTATACACAACAACACTTGACGATAAATTCATACAATTTTATGATAAAGCATGTAAAGACTGGATACACCTAAGAGATGAGGTCGGACTGGATGTCATGTCTCCTAAACAGGAGTTAGATAAAGGTTCAGATGCACTTGCACATATAACAGATGCTGTGAGACAACAGATGTCTAAAGAAGTAATACCAGAGGAAGAAATGATTCTGGATGAACTAGAACAACTGGATGATATATCTAGATTAGATAAAAAGAAGATACTTCATTAGCTATATCTATCCTTTCCCAAAGTACATATTTAGGGTAACACGAGAATTAAATACTGTCAAGCAAAAAAATGATATATAATGAAGATTGTAGAAATACTTTAGATAGAGACTTATCTTATGACTATGTTTTATGTTCTCCACCAGATTACAAAGAGGTGGGACTAAATCCTAAAACAGATAGTTATTCTGATTTCTTAGAAACATGGATACCCAAATTAAAACCTAATAATAATTTAGTATCCATATGTATTACTGATAGAAAAGGTGATGGGACTATATATTCCAAACACATTGATGTAATTGATACTATGAAAAAATATGGATGGAGTCTTAAAACTACAAAAGTTTGGGCTAAATCCCTAAAGATAAATATGTTTAGATTAAACTTTATGTACATACTTTCTTTTGCAAAAAAACCATCCAAGGTAAATCTAACTAAAGATTTTAAACCAGATGTATTTTTAGATGATATATCACCAAAGTTTAAAGGATATGGATTTGGAATGTCACTTGAAGTCTGCAAACTCCTAATACAAGAACATACATTAAAAAACCAAGTGGTCTACGACCCATTCATGGGAAGTGGTACTACTGCAATCGCATCATTAAACTGTGACAGGTCTTATCTAGGAAGTGAGATAGATATAGAAACAATAAATCTTTGTAACGATAGGATAAAAACCTTGACAAATAACGATTCAATGAGATAATAGATATATGAGTAAAGCAAAACCAGAACATTATGTAAACAATAAAGAGTTCACAGCTGCAATTGCAGAACATAATAATGCAGTTAAAAAGGCAATCAAAGAAGGTAAAGAACCACCTAGAGTATCAGAGTACATAGGTGAGTGCATCTATAAGATTGCAACAAGACTATCAACAAAACCAAACTTTATTAACTATTCTTATAGAGACGAAATGATTTGTGATGGTATTGAGAACTGTTTACAATACATAAACAACTTTAATCCAGAGAAGTCACAAAATGCATTTGCCTATATAACCCAAATTATATACTATGCATTCTTGAGAAGAATACAGAAAGAAAAGAAACAGGCCGCAATCAAACACAAGGCAATCATGAATAGTGGTATTATCGATGATGCAGTTACAAGTATTGATGGTGATACTACAGGTTATGATAATTCTTATGTAGAGTTCTTACAGAACAATCTAGAAGAACCAAACTACAAACCTAGAGGTAAAAAGAAAAAAACTAATGATAGTAGACCAGTAGGTGTAGAAAAATATTTTAACTCAACTAAAAAATGACAGACCCTTGGAAAAGACCAACAGAAGAAGAACTTAATCTTGACGACCCTAAACAGATGAAATTAGATTTCACAACACCAGACTTAAAAACTGCACAACAACAAGGTATTCGTTGGGTGCCAGAAGATGCAACTCCAGAACAAGTTAAGGAATGGCATGAAACAGAAGGTAAATGGTGGGGTGACAGAGCATTGATGTTTGTAGTCATTGCAAGTCTAATACAATTTGGTGCAATGGGTTTTATGCTATTTAATTTTTGGGTCATAGACCTAATGACAAACTAATATGAAATTTGCAGTATTGAATGACACTCACGCGGGTGTCAGAAACGACAGTATATATTTTCACGAATATCAAAGAAGATTTTATGAAGAAGTCTTTTTTCCTTATTGTATTGAAAATGATATCAAACACATCGTCCACTTAGGAGACTATTTCGATAAACGAACTGGTATTAACTTCCTATCTTTACAAAGAAACAAAGAACA